CAAGCGCGTGGTTGTCAAGGCATGACCGTCCTGCAGCTTGCCACCCCAGAATGGGCGCTGCCTCTGATGGAGGCCAGCCGCTACAAAGGCGCATGGGGTGGCCGAGGCTCCGGCAAGTCCCACATGTTTGCCGAGCTGATGATCGAGGCCCACATCATGGACCAGAAGCGGCGCAGCGTCTGCGTGCGCGAGGTCCAGAAGTCGCTGGCCCAGTCGGTCAAGCGCCTGCTCGAGACCAAGATCGAGCAGATGAACGCTGGCGCATACTTCGAGGTGCAGGAAGCCGTCATCAAGTCCAAGAAGGGCGACGGGATGATCATCTTTCAGGGCATGCAAAACCACACAGCCGACTCGATCAAGTCGCTGGAGGGCTACGACTGCGCCTGGGTGGAGGAGGCTCAGAGCCTGAGCCAGACCAGCCTGGACCTGCTGCGGCCAACCATTCGCAAGCCCCAGTCCGAGCTGTGGTTCACCTGGAACCCGCGCCAGCAGACCGATCCAGTCGATCACCTGCTGCGCGGCCCGACGCCACCCAAAGACGCCACTGTCCTGAAGGTGAACTTCACAGACAACCCTTGGTTTCCTGACGTCCTGCGCGACGAGATGGAGTACGACAAGCGGCGCGATCCGGACAAGTACAGCCATGTCTGGATGGGCCAGTACCTGACCAACAGCAGCGCCAGGGTCTTCAAGAACTGGCGCATCGACGAGTTCGAGGCACCTCGAGACGCCATCCACCGGCTCGGCGCAGACTGGGGCTTTGCCGTCGATCCGACCGTGCTGGTGCGCTGCCACATCATTGGCCGCACCCTGTACATCGACCACGAAGCCTACATGGTGGGCTGTGAGATCGTAAACACGCCTGAGCTGTTCATGACCGTGCCGGAGTCCGAAAAGTGGCCCATCGTGGCCGACTCGGCCAGGCCGGAGACCATCAGCCACATGAAGAAGAACGGCTTTCCCAAGATCATGACGGCGGTCAAAGGCCCGAAGTCGGTCGAGGAAGGCATCGAGTTTCTAAAGAACTACGACATCGTGGTTCACCCACGCTGCATCCACACGATTGACGAGCTGACCCTTTACAGTTATAAGCAAGACCCACTGACAGGTAAGATTCTGCCGATCCTGGAGGACAAGAAAAACCACGTCATCGACGCCTTGCGATACGCCTGCGAGGCGGTGCGGCGGTCAAGTGCGGCCAAGCCTGCCGTCTTCACGCCTTTGCCAAACGTAAAGAAGTGGTGAGACAATCGCACAAATTGAGGAACTAATTATGGCCAGAATCTCCAACGACCAGCGCCTTGCCAACCTTCACACAGAAGCCTTGGCGCAGTTCGACGATGTTCAGAGCGCACTGCGCGACGAGCGCCTGCAATGCCTGCAGGACCGGCGCTTCTACAGCCTGGCAGGCAGCCAGTGGGAAGGCCCACTCTGGGACCAGTACGAGAACAAGCCGAAGTTCGAGGTCAACAAGATCATGCTGGCCGTGATCCGAGTGGTCAACGAGTACCGCAACAACCGGATCACGGTGGATTTTGTGTCTAAGGATGGCACCGAGAACGACCGTCTGGCCGAGGTCTGCGACGGCCTGTACCGTGCCGACGAGCAGGCATCCGTGGCCGACGAGGCCTACGACAACGCCTTTGAGGAGGCGGTCGGCGGTGGCATCGGAGCCTGGCGTCTGCGCACGGTCTACGAGGACGAGGAAGACCCAGAGGACGACCGGCAGCGCATTCGCATTGAGCCGATCTTCGACGCTGACAGCTCGGTGTTCTTCGACCTCGGTGCCAAGCGCCAGGACAAGAGCGACGCCAAGTTCTGCTTTGTCGTCACCAGCATGACCCGCCAGGCCTACAAGGACACCTGGGGCGACGACCCGACCGACTGGCCCAAGATCATCCACCAGTATGAGTTCGACTGGTGTACGCCTGATGTGGTCTACGTGGCCGAGTACTTCAAGGTGGAGGAAAAGACCGAGACTATCCGCATCTTCCAGGCCATCGACGGCACAGAGGAGCGTTACAGCCAGGCCGACTTCGCAGCCGACGAAACCCTCGAGGAAACGCTGGCCGCCATCGGCACCCGCGAGGTGCGGCAGAAGAAGGTCAAGCGCAAGCGCGTGCGCAAGTACGTCATGTCCGGTGGCCGAGTGCTTGAGGACGCAGGTTACATCGCAGGCAACTGCATTCCCATCGTCGTGGTGTACGGCAAGCGGTGGTTCGTGGACAACGTGGAACGATGCATGGGCCACGTGCGCCTGGCCAAAGATGCCCAGCGCCTGAAGAACATGCAGCTCTCCAAGCTGGGCGAGATCAGCGCACTGTCCAGCGTCGAGAAGCCGATCCTCACGCCTGAGCAGGTGGCTGGCCATCAGGTCATGTGGTCCGAGGACAACCTCAAGGACTACCCGTACTTGCTGATCAACCCGATCACCGACCAGAACGGCAACCAGGCCGTCAGCGGTCCGGTGGCCTACACCAAAAGCCCACAAATCCCACCGGCAATGGCCGCGCTCCTGCAGATCACCGAGACCGACATGCAGGACATCTTGGGCAATCAGCAAGGCGCTGACAAGATGGTGAGCAACATCTCCGGCAAGGCCGTCGAGATGATCCAGGCCAGAGTCGATGGACAGGCCTACATCTACATGTCCAACTTTGCCAAGGGCATGAAGCGCTGCGGCGAGATTTGGCTCTCGATGGCCCGTGACATCTACACCGAAGAAAAGCGCAAGATGAAGACGGTCACGGCCACTGGCGAGGCTGGCATGGTTGAGCTGATGCAGCCGTCCATCGACCAGGAGACCGGCGAGGTGGTCATGCAAAACGACCTGTCCAGCGCCACCTTCGATGTGATCGCAGACGTCGGCCCGTCCAGCTCGAGCAAGCGCCAGGCGACCGTCAGGGCGCTGACCGGCATGCTCTCGATCACTCAAGACCCAGAGACCGCACAGGTGCTGACGGCGATGGCCATGATGAACATGGAGGGCGAGGGCGTCGGCGATGCCAATGCCTACTTCCGCAAGAAGCTGCTGCGCATGGGTGTGGTCGAGCCGACCGAGGACGAGGCAAAAGACCTCATGGCCGAGATGCAGGGCAAGCCCCAAGACCCGAATGCCATGTACCTTCAAGCCGCTGCCGAGGAGGCTACCGCCAAGGCGGCGCAGGCCCGTGCCAACACGGTCAAGACCGTGGCCGACGCAGAACTCAGCCGAGCCAAGACGCTCGAGACACTCGGCAAGGTTGACGAGACAGCCCAGAACATGGCGCTCACAAATGCAGAGGCCGTGCAGGAGATTCTGCGTGGCCAGATCATTCAGCCTGTTGTCAGGTAAATGAAAAAGCGCGAGAATGTGATAAACGGCATCCACCCAGCCGTGTCAATGGGTGAGTTTGATGGGGTCAGAGAATGAGTAAAAAGGCAGTATCAGGAGATGAAAGCCAAGACGACGAAACCGTAGTTATTGAGGACGAAGGCCAAGGCTCTGAGCAAGAAACCAGCGAGTATCAATCCACTGGTGACCAGGGTGATGGACAGAATGCCGAAGATGGCGAGGGCGAATCGGACGAGGTAATCGTCTCCATTGGTGAGGAAGCGCCACCTCCCGAAGAACAGACTCATGCGCCTGAGTGGGTGCGCGAGCTGCGTAAGACGAACCGAGAATTGCAACGTCAGAACCGCGAGCTACAGAGCAAGCTGCAGACAACCGCACAGACTGAGACCAAGCCGGTCGTGCTGGGACCAAAGCCGAAGCTGGAAGATCACGACTACGACGCTGACAAATTCGAGGATGCACTGGCTGGTTGGTTTGAGCGCAAGCGAAAAGCCGACGAGATGCAGGCCGCGCAGGAAGCTGAAGTTATGAATCAGCAGAAAGCGTGGAAGGCAAAGCTGGATGGCTACGGCAGGGCGAAAGCCGAGCTGCGAGTCAAAGATTTTGAGGATGCCGAGGCCGTGGCCCAGGAACTCTTCAACATCACCCAGCAGGGCGTGGTGCTTCAAGGTGCAGATAACCCTGCGCTCGTCATTTACGCACTCGGCAAGAATCCGAAGAAGGCCAAGGAGTTGTCCGATATCAAAGACCCCGTGAAGTTTGCCTTTGCGGTAGCGAAACTGGAGAAAGAATTGAAAGTTACCAACCGTAAGGCAGCCCCGCCACCCGAGAGAATAGTGTCAGGAACTGGCCGAGTATCTGGGGCGGTGGACTCAACCCTTGAACGGCTGCGAGAAGAAGCGGCGAAAACTGGGAACTACACAAAAGTCACTCAGTACAAAGCGCAAAAACGAGCAGCATCCAAAAACTGATTTTTTATAGGAATCAATCATGTCGAATAGTTTTTCCAAAGAAGAGCGCGTTGCGTTTGAAGACATCCTCGAAGGCTTCCAAGACCTGCTGGTGCTGTCGCGTCACGTGAACATCTACAACACCGACCAGACGATGATGGCTCGCACCAACGACACCATCTGGCGTCCGCAGCCCTACATCGCGCAGTCCCAGAACAGCACTCCTGGCACTCCCGTGACGTACCAGAACATGACCCAGTTGGCTGTTCCTGCCACTCTGGGTTTCAGCCAGACCGTGCCCTGGACCATGACCACCCTCGACCTGCGCGATGCGCTGCAAGAAGGTCGTCTGGGCGAGAGCGCCAAGCAGAAGCTGGCCTCCGACATCAACGTGGCGATCATGAACGTGGCTGCTGCCCAAGGCACGCTGGTGGTTCCTGTCTCCACTGCTGCCGGTGACTATGACGATGTGGCCCTGTGCGACACCATCATGAACGAGCAGGGCGTGCCTGACTACGACCGCTTCCTGGGCCTGTCCAGCCGTGACTACAACGGTCTGGCTGGTAATCTGTCCCAGGCTTCGCGTTCGTTCGGCAACCAGAAGTCGGATCGTGCTTACGAGCGCAGCTTCGTCGGCATGGTCGCAGGCTTTGACACCTATAAGTTCGACTACGCCAACCGCATCGCTGTGGCTGGTGGTGGCACGACCACCATCGACACCACTGGTGCCCAGGCTCAGTACGTGCCGCAGGCTACATCGACCGCTGTTGGCGGCCAGATCAACGTGGACAACCGCTACCAGTCTGTCGTCGTGAACAACACGGCTGGCATTGTGGCTGGCGACGCGTTCACCATTGACGGCATCGAGGCTGTGCATCACATCACCAAAGTGTCCACTGGCCGCCTGAAGACCTTCCGCGTCATCAGCGTGACCAACGGCACCACGATGGTGATCAGCCCTCCGATCATCGCGGCCACCGCACCGGCCACCGATGCAGAGCTGCAGTACAAGAACGTGCAACTGGTTGCTGCTTCTGCCGCTGCACCGCTGAACTGGCTGAACACTGGCGCTTCGGCGATCAACGTGTTCTGGCAGCGCGATGCTCTGGAGATTCTGCCTGGCCGCTATGCCGTCCCGTCCGATGCTGGCACCGCAGTGATGCGTGCCACCACCGACCAAGGCGTCGAGCTGGTGATGCAGAAGTTCTACGACATCGACAGCATGGTGATCAAGTACCGCCTCGACACCCTGTTCGGCGTGGTCAACAAGCAGCCTGAAATGTCAGGTATCCTGTTGTTCAATCAGCCCTAAGCTGAGCTAGAGAGGAAGGGGCTTCGGCCCCTTCTTCTTTCCACATTTCAAGGAGCGCATCATGCCAATGACCAAAGGTTACTCGCAGAAATCCATCAGCAAGAACATCTCCAAGGAGATGAAGTCTGGCATGCCTCAGAAGCAGGCCGTGGCCGTGGCCCTGTCCACTGCACGCAAGGCTGCAATGAAGGCTGGCAAGCCCAGCAAAGCACCTGCAAAGGCCAAGAAGTGAAGCAGGGTCTCTACGCCAACATTCACGCCAAGCGCGAGCGCATCGAGCGCCAGAAGGCCGCAGGCAAGACGCCTGAGCGCATGCGCAAGCCTGGCACAAAGGGCGCACCGACCAAGGCCGCATTCGTGGCGTCGGCCAAGACAGCAAAGGCAAAGAAATGAGCGTGTTCCCTTCATTGGTCTACAAAAGCCCAGGCATCTACCAAAAGCCAAACGGGAAAAGCTACGGCTTTACCAGCGTCCAAAGCCAGGAAGAACTGGACGAGAAGCTGGACGATGGCTGGTTTTTGTCGGCTGCAGAGGCCATTGATGCCGCAGGCGACAGCGCATTTCCTCCGACCAAGCCCAGGCCAAAGTGGGCGATCAAACCCGTCAAAAAGAAAAAGCCAGCCAGGCCGCTGGACTGGCGCGAGCAGGCCAAGGCCAAAGCCGCTGCCGCAGAAGTTGTGCCGGTGGCAGAGCCTGAGCCTGAGCAGATCGCAGACGATGCCCCGCCAACCCGCGCAGAGCTGGAGGCCAAGGCCACAGAACTCGGCATCAGATTTGATGGTCGCACAAGGGACAAAAAGCTGGGACAATTGATCCAAGATCGGCTGTCCGAGAAAACAGGAGAATGACATGGGATGGACCAAGCGCCAATTCATCGAGCAAGCCTTCGACGAGATCGGCTTGGCCTCCTACGCCTTCGACCTCGGCCCAGAGCAGATGCAGTCAGCACTGCGCAGGCTTGACACCATGATGGCCGCCTGGAATGCTCTGGGCATCCGGCTGGCCTACCCGCTGCCATCCAGCCCACAGGACAGCGACCTTGACGAGCAGACCAACGTGCCGGACAGCTCCAATGAGGCCATCTACACCAACCTGGCCATCAAGCTGGCCCCGAGTTACGGCAAGCAGGTGATGCCCGACACCAAGGCCACGGCCAAGGAGTCCTACAACACGCTCCTGTCCCGTGCGGCCATGCCGATGGAGCAGCAGATGCCTGGGACCATGCCATCCGGTGCAGGAAACAAGCCCTGGCGCGTCTACGACGATCCGTTCCTGCGCCAACCCGTCGATCCAGTCCTGGCAGGCCAGGACGGCCCACTCGAGTACAACTGAGGAAAAGCAGCCATGCCCACGATCAATCAACTCTCACCCCTCACGCAGTTATCTGGTGGCGACCAGTTCCCGATCTACGTGCCAAACAACGGCGACGCACGCAGGGTCTCGGTCACGCAGCTCCTGCAGTACTTCCAGCAGACGTTTGCAGCCCCGACGGTATCCACCAATCTGTACACGCCTGGGACCGGATTCAACATCACGGTGCCGACGCCAACAACAGAGCAGCAATGGATGCTGATCCAGCCTGCTGGCACTTTGGCCGCTGGAACGATCACGCTGCCGCTGAACACTGGCGTGCCTGATGGCACCCAAGTGCTGGTGACTACCACCCAGATCATCACCAGCTTCACGCTGGCCTTGAATGGTGCGGCGGCATCCTTCGGCGCACCGACCACGCTGGCCGCCAATGCCTTCTTTACGATGCGCTTTTACCAAGCCACGAATTCTTGGTATCGGGTGGCATGACATGGCCACGAAAGACAGCCGCCTGGCTCGCGTTGGCGTCGAGGGCTACAACAAGCCCAAGCGCACGCCATCGCACCCGACCAAGAGCCACGTTGTCGTGGCCAAGGTCGGCGACCAAGTGAAGACTATTCGCTTCGGCCAGCAGGGCGTTTCTGGCAGCCCAAAGAAGGAAGGCGAGTCCAATGCCGACAAGGCTCGGCGAGAGTCTTTCAAGGCTAGGCACGCTGCCAACATTGCCAAGGGCAAGATGAGTGCTGCATATTGGAGTGATCGCGTGAAGTGGTAAACAATCCAAAATGGTGCTACAGTGTTCCAAAGGAGCAATGTATGCCAAATGGACTTATAAAGTATGAGGTGCGGTGTCCAAACTGCGAGGAAAAGAGAATGGTTCGATCTGATGTCCTATCGAAATTGCAGAAAGAAGGAAAGCCTTTGATCTGTAAACCGTGCCATAACAGGCTGCGGTTCGATGGACGCGACCACCCGCGCAAAGGCACTGGCGTGAAAAATGACCCAGCCTTGTCAAGGACACGCGCAAGCTACTACAAGGCAAGACAGCGCAGCCTGGCTGGCGCAAAACACCACGCATGTTATGCCGAAGTGGAATTCAGATTTATTTCATTGCAGCAACTAATTGATTGCATTGGCGTTAGGCCTGAAGGCATGACGCTTGACCGCATTGATCCTCTTGGCCACTATGAGCCAGGAAATGTGCGATGGGCCACAATGGCGCAACAAAACGCAAATCGTCTGCCCCGTGGCTACTGGCAAAAGCAAAATCAAATGGCGGCTTAAATGCAAGTTCCAATCCTCTCCGGCATCTACGCTGACAACACGCCAGAACTGCGCACCGCATACCCTGTAAACATGGTGCCGGTGCCGAAGTCGTCTGGCATCAGCAATGGCTTTCTGCGTCCTGGTGACGGCATCGTGGCCAACGGCACAGGCCCAGGCGTTGACCGTGGCGGCATCAACTGGAACGGCGTTTGCTATCGGGTCATGGGGACCAAGCTGGTGACCGTGGCCAGCAATGGCACTGTGACCGTGCTTGGCGATGTCGGTGGGCCGACCACCGAGCTGGTGACGATGGACTACAGCTTCGATGTGCTGGCCATTGCGTCCGGTGGCCGCCTGTACTACTGGATTCCAGTCAACACCACAGCAACATCTGTTTGGAACCCAACGGCTCCTATCTTGCGGCAAGTCACAGACCCAGACCTTGGCGTGGTGCTTGATGTGGTATGGGTGGATGGCTTCTTCATGACCACCGACGGTGCCAATTTGGTCGTCACCGAGCTGTCAGACCCGATGCAGGTCAACCCGCTGAAGTACGGCAGCTCCGA